GCGTGGCCATCAAGGGCGTGCCGGGCCTGTTCCGCCCCCTGGTCGAAGACGAACGCCGTCGCCGCCAACGCCGCCGCCGCAAGACCCGCACCGGCCTGCAAGTGGAACCCATCGGCGTGGACCAGGGCAAGGGCCTGCTTTACGCCCGCCTCAAACTGCCGCAGGCCCCCACCCCGGCCAGCCCGCGCCCGGGTTATGTCCACTTTCCGCGTGGGGGCGCCTGCGATGATGAGTATTTCGCCCAGCTTGGCGCCGAGCGCCTGGTGACCAAGTTCCGCGGCTCCCGCCCCTTCCAGGAGTGGGTGCAGACCCGCCCGCGCAACGAGGCCCTCGATTGCCTGGTCTATGCTCTCGCCGCCATGCGCCTGAGCAACGTGGACCTCGCCCAGGTCACGGCCCGCCGCGCCGCCGATCCCGCCTATACGCCGCGCGCCGTGGGGCTGCGCCCGCCCGTGGCGGAAGCGGCGGAAGGCGCCGCCATCAAGCGCCGCGCCTCCTCCTGGCTGTGAGCTGCTGAGCGATGCAAGACCCCCTCGCCGATGCCCTGGCCCGCCTGCTGGATCTGGGCCTGGACCGCGACCTGTGCCGCCGCGCCATCGCCGAGACGCGCCAGCGCTGGGGCGGCTCCCAGGTGTACATCCAGGTCATTGACCGCCGTCAGCGCGATGAGGAAATCCGCGCCGGCCTCGCCGCCGGCCTGAGCGTGCCGGCCCTGTCGCGCCGGGTCAGCGCCAGTCCGGCGACTATCCGCCGGCGGAAAGGGGAGTGGTTGGGTTAGCCGCCTTGGCGCGGCGATACTTGGCCGCCTGCTTGCAGCGCTCGCTGCAATATTTGGCCCGTCGGTCCTTGGCGGTGAAGGTTTTGCCGCACACCTGGCAGCGATAGGCCCGGGTCGGGCGCATGGCCGCCAGGGCGGCACCGGGGGTGGATGTGGTCATACCTCCTCCTCCCAGTCGTCATCTGGCTGGCCCGGATTTTGGTAGGCGCCGATACGCACGCAGCCCCCTTGCCCAATGCCGTGGCTGATGTCGGCCTCGCGGGCCTCGGCGCGAGTGCGGTAGTAGCGCCGGCTTAGGTTGGTGGCGCAGTGCGCGCCGAACCACACATTCGCGCCCCACAGGCCATCGGCGGCGCGTTTGATGTTTTTGTGTAGCGGGTTGCCGTTTTGGTCAGGCATGGCTATTCCTCCTCGCCAAAGCTGGCGGTGGAGTCGTTGACTATCAGCGTCTCGCCGTCCAGGTGGTAGGTCGTCGTCTCGTTTTCCCAGTCCTGATCGCCGTCGATGCCCTCTTCTTCCATGATGGCCATCACGTCGGCGGCATCAAGCCCCCATGAATGGACGAGAAATGTGGGACGGATCATCTGGCTAATGCGGCCAGTGTCCTCGGCATCAGCGATGGCCCATTCGCCCTCGATGCGGCCAACGATCTGGTCGGCGTCTTCCGCATAGGCCAGTTCGGCGGCCCGGGTGACGGTGGCTTGCAATGTGGTCATGATCTCTCTCCGGTTGTGGCCCGTCCGTGGGCCGGGGTGGTTATTTGAAAACGGGGCAGATTGTCCGTCAGTCCACCAGATCGTAAAGATGTAGGCTAACCGCCTCAAAAGACGGCCTTTCGCCCTCTGGTGCCCGATTAGCGTTTTCAAAGACGCCGATCACGAACGATGACGCCAGCCGCAACGCGGCGGCGGGATGGACGACAACAACGCCATCGAAGGCGCCAGCGGCGTCGATGTCCGCCACCGTCACGGAAAAGGCGTCCCTGTCGCCGATTGGCTCCAGGATAATACCCGCCCGCTTGGCGATGGCGATTTGTCCCGCCGTTGGGGCGTGACGGGTCAGGAATGCAAACTTTTCCATCTGAGTATCCTTGCCGGTGGCGCCCGCCGGCTTATCTATCGCAAGTCGCGCCGCTCGCTTGCGTCGGGGTGTCCCCTCCCGATCAGGCCGTTGTCGGCGGTTTGGGCCTCGGTCAGCCCTCTCGTCTCTGGTGGGTATCGCGTCGCGAGAAACGCGGGCCGGGATCTTACGGCCATGTCCATCTAGTCCTAGATTTTTTCGCGGTAGGTGGCACCCGCTTGTTACGCGCCCCGGCGGCGCGGGCTATTTGAGCCAATGGCTAGATCATGGCAGTATTTCCTTAAGCGGTAGGTTAAGCATCCCAGCCAGCCGCACGGCGCGGGCCATGCCATGTGCGCTGGCGTTTCTTTTCACCACCACCGCCCGATAAACAGGGGCGGCGAAAGCGCATTCGCCGTGCCAGTTGCCCTGGTGGCGTTTGTTGAAAACCGCCAGGAACCTATCAAGATTCCTAAACCGGTTCATTTTCCCGCGATGATTGCGGTTGGTCCGCAGGACACCATCCGATCCGATAGCGGTATAGGCGTCTGTCATCCATCCAGACGCGAAGATCGACTTGTCCGTGTCAATCTCCAATCCAATCTTGACGTGGGATATAAGTGAGCGCCCATGGAACAAAGGTTCGGCGGCAACCTGCCTTTCGGTCTGGGAGTATTCCCAGACGCCGGCATCTTCTAGCGATGCCGTCTTTCCGAAAGCCCCTAACCACCGAACGATCATTGTTTTTCTCCTAGTTGGTTCCCCCGCCGTCCCTATCTCCCCTCTCCTTGATTAATATTCTACACCATAGCGTAAAGGTGTCAAGCATCCTTTCAAACTTTTTTTAACTTTTTTCATCTTTTTTTCGCCCGCCACCCTCTCAAACTCCCGTAGTTTTGCGCGCTTTATTGGGCGATGCTAAGTCATGCCTCCTTGCCCTGGATGAGCGCTTGGCCTTTACCTCCGCCCACCTCGCCGCCCTCGAAACCGCCGCCGCCACCGGGCAGCTCAGCGTGCAGATTGGCGACCGCCGCATCCAGTACCAATCGCTGGCTGATCTGATGAACGCCATCAAGATGGCGCGTCAGGACGTGCTCGTCAGCGGCTCCGCGGGCCGCGCCACCCGTCGCTACCCCGAGCACGGTCGTGGCTACTAGCCTCATCCTTGGCGCCGATGGCCGCCCGCTGCTCCCCGCCCGCCGCAGCTATGACGGCGCCTCCCGCTCGCGCCGTAATTCCAACTGGCGCACCAGTTCCACCGGCCCCAATCTCGAAATCGCTGGCGCCCTGGTCTCCCTGCGCGACCGCCACCGCGACCTCGCCCGTAACAACCCCTGGGCTCGCCGCGCCATTCAAAGCATCGTGACGAACTGGGTCGGCGCCGGCCTGCGCGCCCAATGGAGCAGCGCCCGCCGCCAGGCTCGTTGGGCTGCCTGGTGGGAGTCCACCGCCTGCGATGCCGACGGCCGCCTCGATGGCTACGGCCTCACCGCCCTCATTGCCCGCGCCGTGGTCGAGTCCGGCGAGGTGCTGGTGCGCCGCCGCCCGCGCCGTGCCGACGCCGGACCCATCCCGCTGCAAATCCAGATCCTGGAATGCGACTTCCTCGACTCCGGCCGCCGCGCCGAACTGGCTGATGGCTATATCGAGCAGGGCATCCAGTTCGATGCCCTTGGCCGCCGCGTCGGCTACTGGCTGTTCAATTCCCACCCCGGCGAGAGCTACCGCGCCGGCCGCACTTCCAGCTTTTACGCGGCGAGCGACATTCTGCACATCTACCGTGGCGACCGCCCCGGCCAGGTGCGCGGCGTGCCCTGGGGTACCGGCAGCATCAACCGCCTGCGCATGCTCGACGACTACCAGGACGCCCAGCTCGAGCGCCAACGCCTCGCCGCTTGCTACATGGGCTTTCGCCGCATCCCGGACCCGTCGCTGATCGATGGCCAGGACTCGCGCGACGATTACGTGCTCCTCGATAAGCTGGAACCCGGCGCCGTCGAAGACCTACCGCCCGGCTGGGACATCGAATTCGCCAGCCCGCCGCAGCCCGAGGATGACGAGTCCTTTACCAAAGGGATTTTGCGCGCGGTTGCCAGCGATTACGGCATCCCTTACGACGTCCTCACGGGCGATCTGTCCGAGGTCAACTTCAGCTCCGCCCGCATGGGCTTTCAGGAATTCAGCCGGAATATCGAATCCTGGCGCTGGCAACTGCTGGCGCCGCAATTCCTGGTGCCGCTGGTGGGCTGGTATCTGGACGCGGAGGCCATCGGCGGCTTCAACGGCCGCCCCGAGCAGCCATTGTGGACCGCGCCCAGCCGCCAGGTGGTGGACCCGGCCCGCGAGATCCCCGCCCTGCGCGATGCCGTGCGCTCCGGCTTTATGTCCCTGCCGCAAGCCATCCGCGCCCAGGGCTTCGATCCGCTGGTCCTGGCCAGCGAGCACGCCGCCTATCTCGCCGAACTGGACAAGCTGGGCATCGCCTTCGACAGCGACGGCCGCCACCCGCCCACTGGGCCCGCCGCTGTGGCGGCCATGCCCCCGAATGATCAAGAGGACCCCGCGCCATGACCCATACATTGCCTTTGCAAACGCGCCTGGCGCGCATTGAGCGCCCGAGCGAAGCCGCCGCTGGCACCGCCCTCGAAGTGGTGTGGAGCACCGGCGCCCAGGTCCGCCGCTACGACTTCTGGGCGGATGAGGTCTTTATGGAAGAACTGGACCTGGCCGGTGCCGATCTGTCCCGCTTCAATGCCGGCGCCCCGGTGCTGAATTCCCACATGGCCCACGGCCTGGCCAATGTGATCGGCGTGGTAGACCGCGCCTGGGTAGATGGCGGACAGGGCCATGCCGAGATCCGACTGTCCGACCGCCCCGAGGTTGCCGGCATTCGTGCCGACATCGCCGCCGGCATCCTGCGCAATGTCAGCATTGGCTACGCCATCCACGGCATGGAGCGCCAGAAGGCGGAGCGCAAGGGCGAACCCGACCTGGTGCGCGTCACCCGTTTCGAGCCGCTGGAATTGTCCATTGTCCCAGTCCCCGCCGATGCCGGTGCTCAGTTGCGCCGGGACGGTACCCCGCCGGAGTTCCCGGTAACCATCCGAGGTTTTGATATGTCAGACGACCATATCCCCGGGCCGGCAACCCCGCCCGAAAACACCCCTGTCCCTCTCACCGAGGAGCAGATTCAGTTGCGTGAAAGCCAGGCG